GTTTAATGAAGAGATGTATGTCCTCGGGGACTTCTCTGGTGAGTATCTTAGGCCAGAGCGAATCACGATATGGTGGAAGAGACACTCAGAAGAGTGGGGACTTCTTGGAACGCAGGGGAGAAGACCAGTCTTCCATGATCTAAGACATACGTATGCAACGATTGCAGTTAGAACTATGGACATCAAGAGCGCACAAGACATTCTTGGTCACAGCGACATTAACATGACTATGCGATACGCGGATACAGACATGGAGCAGATTCAGAGAGCTGGCAGAGCTATCGGAGAAGCTCTCAATGATGCTCATAAAGATGGAGCAGAAGTACTACAACTTAGGCGAGCGATATAAAAAGAGGAGCTTAAAGCTCCTCTTTTTCGTTCTCTTTTTCTACTTTCTTAAACAAAGAAACAAGCTTTTTTTGGTTGACGGCTGGGAGGGTAAAATCTTCAATATCCATACTAAATAATAGGCTGGCTATTTTGTTCTTAGCGAATTCATATGTGCTTATAGATGCAGTTTTTAAAAGCTCGTTATACAGCTTTTCGTCCGCCTCGTCTTTGCTAACAACTGTTGCCTTACCATCTACAACGATGTTTATCGAAGCAAACGCATCGTCTTTATCTTTTTGGAATAAGTTGATATCAACGGCAAGGGTTATTACTTTGGCGTATAAGTCGAGGTCTTTGATTGCTCTGGTTTTACAGTTGACCGGTGTAATCGAAAAGGTGAATTGTTCAGTTTCACCTTTCATCTCAGTAGATGTTTGGGCGTTCAAATTCCGCACTCTATTTGCAACTAATATTTGTGTGAGAACTTCAGTTCTTCTTGCCATTACATAAGCTCCCTTGTTTCATCCCTTGCTTCATATGTTTGAGTTTGGGCGTGCTTTTTCTTCGGCTCAAATTGAAGGACGTTCGAGTATTCAAGTTGCTCAGATGGTTTTTCATGCAGAGAATAACTCTTTGATTGGACTAGATCTTGTTCTTTTTCGGAAGGTTCATTCATGAGACCAAAGTCGTTGTATTCTTTTCGAGCGTCTACACTTGCTTTCGTAACATACTCTTTGCCTTGATATAAGAACGTTTCAAGCTTACCGGCTCTAATGAGCTGGGACACTCTTCCCTGTGATATTCCAAGCTCTCTGGCAGCTTCTGCCTTGAGCATTCTTGGGATAGAACTAAGGCTTGTATCTATCACAAAAGAATAAATCTTTCCACCGTATTGTGGTTCATTATCAATCGTTGGCTCTGTTAATTCTTTACCATGCATGAGCTGATCTTGAATTTCTGTAGTTAGCAAATCAGAGGCCATTTCCAAGCATTCCATCTTTGAAAATCCCTCAGTTGCTCCACCGAAATCAAATGGAACAGCAATATAGAAATCACCGTCTTTGAAGATTTCGACTTCGTATAGGTATAGCATTTCAGTTCCTTTAGTCATCTATCTTTGCATCTTTTAAAATTCGCTTACATGTGAAGTCATTGAGGTTTTTATGCCTTGGTACGAGCGCGTACCTTCCGTCTTCATGTTTAAATTTTTCGTGCTTTGTTCCGCCGACAGAATGGAATCCTGCTTTTCTAAGCTTAGCTATAAACTTCTCTCTCGATGCCATCTCGTGTGTCTCCTGTTGGCAACAGTCTAAACATTCCTTTAGTGGTTTTCAAGTATTATTTAGCTTATTTAAGGTCATATAAGCTTCTGAAGATCATATTAGTTCTGTAAGAACTCTTTTGGCCTCTATTCTTCCTCAGACGCAGCTTTCGACTTTGCAACGGGCTTCTTGCGTTCATCCTTTTTCATTTTTGCGATTGCTTTGCGGCTGTCATCTGTTATCTTTTCGGGCAAGAATAAGCGCGAGATTAGTGCTTCTGCAATTTCTGAATTTTTAAGGTTCTGACCTGTTGTGTTCTTGATAGCAACTCGCAGCTTATTAATGACCTCAGTTGAGATGATATGGTCTGCAAGATTCTCTCCAGATAGGGCAATGCGTCTCTGATAATAGTCATCAATCTCATTCTTACGATGTGCTTCTTCAGAGAGCAGATAGAGCAGCTCGGTTTTCTGTGCTGGAGCTGTTTCTTTGTCGGAGATGGTAACTCTGAATACTAGCTTTGTGACAGGGATTTTGCCTTCGAGTTTGGTGCGGTAGACCTGCCAATCATCACCGTTAGTAAGAATAATCCAGTCAATGCCTTCGTCAACAGCATATTGACGCGCTTGGTTAAGGTGTGTTTCCTTGAGCTTAAGACCAATCTGCTTAACCTCAACGACAAATACCTCTTCATCCGATGTTCTAACGACATAATCTGCAAAGCGAGAGCCAATCATCTGCTCAGCGGTAACGTTGTCAAATCTGTCCCAGCCAAGATATTCACACAGGATGTCCGAGACAATCTTGCGTGTATCAGCTTCCTTGAAGTCTTCCGTACGACCCTTCTCAACAATTGATGTCATGCGTCTTAAGCCCTTTTTGATACGGTCCTTCGCTTTGTCTTGATAAACAGCCATTTCTCAAACCCTTTCACAATTCCTTCAAACTTTTATATATCGGACTCAATTTTTGTCCGGTGTCACCACTAGATTGGAACGTGCGTTCCTTGAGAACTAAATCATTTTGAATTCTTCAATTCTTCAATAGCTGAAGCCGTGTCTTTGAGCTGAGCAATCAGAGCATCAAATTGTTTCTCGTTTTCATGTTGTTCTTTTGTGGCTTCCCAGCCAGAAAGCTCGTCAAGGGTACAATTGAGAACCTTTGTTATCTCTCTTGCTGACCCAAGAGTTACTGGTGTTATCTCTCTTTCCCAGTTGCTAACAATTTGCTTTGTGACTCCGAGTTTTTCCGCGAGCTCATCCTGCGTCAACCCTCTTGACTTACGTATTTCTTTGAGCATCAGCTTGTATCTGCTCATTGACACCACCTTTCAACTGCAGTGTACACATATTCTACACAAAATAACAATATTTATGAATAATACTTTTGAAAATAGCAAATATTTGTTATACTAAGCACAACAAAATAACGAATTTTGTTATTTTTGAACCTTGAAAATCGCATAAACAAATGAAATCGCTCTTCAGTCATCATGTACGACTTGTTTTATCTCTGCGATTTTTTGATTGGAGGAATTATGGAAATTAAAGATTCTGTTGCAGTACGCCTTCGAGTAGCAATGGCATCTAACGACATCTCAGCTCGTGAGCTTGCTGCAAAAACTGGCATTTCAGAAACGACCATTTACAAAGCGAGCAAAGAAGTCAATGACAAAAAGACCAGCTTGAGAACAATCAGAATTCTTGCTGATGCATTGAATGTCTCCACTCAATGGCTCGCGTGCTTGGAGTAAAAATGCCAATACCTCAAAATACAGGCTCAGCATGGTCATACCATTGGGAGCCAAAAGTCGAGCATAAGCTCGAACCAGAAAAAGCCAAACCGCCCCACACAACAATATCGCGTATTAAGAAAGCATCACTCATAAAGAGTTGTTTTAACGATGTGTATTACGCCAGGGAAGACAGTGGAAATCTTTGGTTTCTTGGTAGTTTTGAAACGGATCAAGAAGCAAATAAAGCCTTAAAAGGGTGGGCAAAATGTCATTAGAAAAAGTAGCTACTTTTTGTAAGGATCTTAAATCATCCATTAGAAAACATCCAATTCGTATGCTTTCATGCTTGGTTTCTGTTCTATCACTTATGTTTTCAGTTTACTGTATTTTTGCTTGCTCAAAGATGACAAGCGTCGTTGGTTTATGCGTTGCAGTGTTTGCCCTTTGCTTCGCAGGTCTTATTTATTAACAAGATAAAAGTGCCCTCCTCACGCGGCAACGTGGGAGAGCGTGTCCAAAAACAGTAGAAAGGCTGATTAAATGGACAATACAAGTATACAAGTTTTTAGCTCGCAACAATTCGGCGAGCTAAGAGCCTTTAAAGGATCCGATGGGGAACCTTGGTTTGTTGCTAGAGACGTGTGCGAAATTCTTGGAGTCGGAAACAGTAGACAGGCTCTAAGCCGTCTTGATGATGACGAAAAGAATACCGTCATTTTAAATGACGGTATTAGAGGGAATCCCAATGTATCAATTGTTAATGAGGCTGGATTTTACAGTCTTGTACTTTCTTCTCGTAAGCCAGAAGCTCGAGAGTTTAAGCGCTGGGTTACGCATGAAGTCCTTCCATCCATTAGACGTTCTGGCGGATACATCGCCACAGATGGCTCAGAGAGCAATGAAGACCTTCTTGCACGTGCGGTCCTCGTTGCTAACGAAGCAATCCAGCGCAAGGACGCTCAACTTAAAGAGCAGCAACGCAAGCTCTACGAGAAAGATACAACCATCATTGAGCAGGGGGCCAGAATTGACGAGCTCGCACCAAAGGCTGGCGTTTATGACACGGTAATCAACGTCAAAGGTACGATGACAATCACGGACGCTGCACGCTACCTTGCACAATATGACCCTCTCATGAACCGAAAACGTCTTTTTGCCCTTCTCCGTGCTGATGGCATGATTTGCCAGGGGAGTAACGCTCCTACTAAGCGAGGAATCGAGACAGGTAGATTCGTGCAGATCATGAGCACCCGTCGAGACGGCAAGTCTAATGAGCCTTATGCCAGAATGACGCAGAAAGGCTTTGACTGGTGCGTTACCGCTTACTGTACGGCTCCACTCATTGATTAGCTCTTATGGAGAGCTTGCGAAACACTGAGCTTATAACCGTTGAACAGGCTTCTCAACTACTAGGCATCCCGGTTTCCACGATGCGCAAGATGTGCGCAAGAGGGGAGGTGTATGCCAAGAAAGCTGGTAAACGATGGCTCATTAATAAACGGATTCTCTTAAGCCTCTATGGCTTGCATTTTAAGGAATAACCCATGAAAAAAAGAATAATTCTTGTGGCTTTGCTGCCCTTGCTGGTCTACTTCACGGCGGACTGCTTGGGCATTTTTGAGCCGCATAACGTGGCATATCTGATGGCTTTCAGATATGCCCTAATCGCATATGGCCTTGTTGGAGCGTTTGCCGTGTGGCTCAAGGATAAAGAGAAAGAGGCTTGTAATGCTGACTAGACAGGAACGTCAAGGAATTGCAGATAGAGCCAAAGCATACAAGAAAGGAGGAGAAGAGCTTAGCTGGGACCAATTTTCATACGTTCTTCTAGGCATTCAAAGCTGGAGAAGTGACGAGGAACTCTTAGACCGCATTGTTGAGCTTTGTAATGTAGCAATTAAAGCTGAGTCTTCTCGTGAGTTAACTGTCGATGAACTGTATTTGCGAGCCTTAGAAGCAAAGTACAAATGCTTGGCTTTAATTAAATCGAAGGACGTTTTGTCAATCATAGATATGTCTAACGAGTGCCTTGAAGATTTTAATGCAGCAATCGTGCATTACAAACGACTAGCCGAGGAGGATTAGCAATGCTAACTAAAGAAGAGCGTAAAGAAATCGCAGAGAGGTTAAGTAGTGTTACCGAGTTAGGCGACAGGGCATTTTACGAAGCAATAACAGGTGAACAGAGACCTGACACGACATCGTATGAGGAAGATTTAAAGGCAATGTTCAACGTCGTTATTAACCTATGCGACACGTCTAACATGATTGAACTACCGCTCGACAAGAACGGTGAAGTTATCCGTATTCACGATGTTGTGTATGACGATACTGGAATGGAACGGGAAGTTAGCGAATTCAGATTCCCGTTCTATGGTGCTTGTATTTATGCTCGTACCGACGATGGCCGTTCCACGTTTCGCCCAGACGAACTCGCTCACAAAAAACAAGTAACAATCAAGTCGCTTGTTGAAGAATTGAGAAGCACTCTGTGTGCAGCATATATTAGCGGTAGAGAATGCGAAAAGATATTGCACATCGCCGACCAGCTAGAGAGCCTAGGTGATAGCAATGATTAGCCGTAAAGAGGCAGCTGCAAGGCTACGTGAAGCTGGTAAAGACAACAATGATTGGTCTATGGGTGTTAATGCTGCATTTTTCAAAATTGACGATATTATCGGCGCACAATATAAGTCATATGGATTCTTCTTTAACCGTCTAGCCGACCTCATAGATCCTGTATGTAAGCCGGTTGAAGCTGGCAGCAACATCGTCTGTTCCGAGTGCGGAGCTGACTTATATGACGATGACTTGTATTGTCCTCATTGTGGCTCAAGGGTGGTGCGCGATGACAGAGGGTGAATACGTCGGCGGTTCTGATGGCAAAGAGGGATACTGGCTCACTGACAAACAAATCGTGAGATGTCGAGATTGCAAGTTTTGGGCAACAGAACATCATTTTTTCGGCGGTTGTGTTGGTAAAGAATTTAACCCAGACGGTTTTTGTTCATGGGGCAAGAGGAAGGAAGACGATGCGTAGATGTGAAAACTGCGTACATTCAAGATGTCTTCTTTCACCTGCGCCGACAAAAATACCAGATGTATGGGAATGCAAGGTACGAAATGGCTATATACCGCTTCACCCTGTCTTGCGTGCGCTTACATGTCGAGCATACAAAAACAGATACAAACTAAGGATTAAGGAGTAGTAATGGATCCTGTTGAGAGAGCTGTGGACCTCATCAATCGTTACGCCTTATTGGCATATTTGAGCAACGGTAAATGCCTCGGCTCTGATATTAAGTTCAAACGAGTGTACCTTTCTGGGCCAATTACTAACGTGAAGAATTACAAAGGCTTGTTCATGTTTGCTGAAGAGCTTGCTGGTTGGGAAGCTGAGCAGGTCTATAACCCTGCCTCACAGATTCCTTCAAGTTCTAGCTGGAAGCAGGCAATGCATCGGTGCCTTTCAGAAATTACTAATTACGACACAGTAGTAATGCTGCCTGGCTGGAATGTTTCTCGCGGCGCAAGACTTGAGCGTGATGTTGCACTTGCATGTGGAATGCGTGTTGTTGATTTCGGTGAAAACAAGATTATTTATGGCCTTTATAACTCGCTTAAAGAGGTTCTTGAAAAACTCTTATAAGAAACCTTACAAATAGAAAGGAGGTCCATATGGGTGCTGCAGATATTATTGTTCTAGTTTTTTGTATTCTCGCTGGTATTGCTTTTGCTTTTAGCGATTAAATTTTTATTTATTTTTAATTCCCTATTTTCAAAACCAAATAGAAAGGCTTTAACCATGAAGAAGATTCTTCAATGGCTGGCTGTTTGTGCCTTTGCTGTGCTGGTATTTGTACCAGCTCTCGCACATGCTCAGGCAGTATCGACCACAATTACCAGTTTCAAGGTTACGGATAAAAACAAGCAAGACTTAACCTCTGCATTCACGAACCAAGACATCTATTTAACCGCTTCTTGGAGTGCAACGGGTGAAGTCCACGAGGGCGATACATTCTCGCTGGGTATCCCAGACATTCTCGACTTCCCAGCAACTAACGCTGCAAGCTTCAACATTTACGCGCCAGACGGTGCCGTTATGGCAACCGCACAAGTAACGCCAGGACGCGTCACGATCACATATACATCATGGGTCAACGGCAAAGACAACGTACAGGGTACGCTATGGCTTGCTGCTCATGTTAAGGGGAACGCAGCGGCAGGGAAAACCACCCCAAAGGCTTTTGGTGGAAGAAACGGGGGAGGGTGTGGGG